CTAAAAACAAGAAAGCTATTTCTGCTATAGGTAAGTTGTTTGGAAAATAAACAACCCTATTTTTATATTTTAATTTAATTCAATTCAATACCATGGAATACAATCTACCAAGCGAGATTGTCAAAGATCTTAACTTTGGCGATAACGCAAAATCTAAAATTATCACCGGTGTGGACAAGCTCACCAAGGCTGTTAAATCCACACTCGGTGCCTCGGGGAAATGCGTGATATATGAAGACGCAATGGGGAAACCTGTGATCACAAAAGACGGTGTAACCGTTGCTGAGAGCGTAGTCTTATACGATCCGGTTGAAAATATGGGTGCTACTTTATTAAAAGAAGCTGCTCGCAATACTGTGAAGGAAGCTGGAGACGGCACAACCACAGCTACAGTACTATCTGAAGCACTTTTAAAAGAAGTGATAAATGACGATACTAACTCTAGTATCAGAGAAATTAAAGAGGGTATCTCCTCTTGCCTCACCAAAGTCAATAACTACCTAGATTCTATTAAAATCGATGTTAAAGGTGATATGCTTGACAGCGTTTCTGCTATCTCCTGTAATAATGACATGGAATTAGGTAAAATTGTTGCAGAATCATACAAAGCTGTCGGCAAAGACGGTGTAGTACTGATGGAAGAGGCCGAATCTAATCTAACATATGTTGACATCGTAGACGGTGTTAAACTAGATTGTGGCATTACATCACCTCATTTCATTACAGATACAGAAAAGCAACGCTGTGTACTAGAAAATCCATTAGTTTTAGTAGTAACATCAGAAATACCATCAATTAGAAAGATTCAAGGTATCCTAGAACACGTTATTAAGAATAACCGATCTTTACTTATTGTAGCTCAAGTTAGTCAACAAGTAAAATCGGCGCTTTTAATGAACAAAATGAAGGGTAATATCAAGGTGAATGTGATAGATTTACCAGGTTTTGGTCCTACTAAGCCAGATACGTGTAAAGATCTTGCTATTTTAACAGGTGCTACTGTTATCAACGAAGAATTAGGTGATGATTTAGACTTAATTACTCCAGAACACTTAGGAGAAGTTGAAAAAGTGGTTACAGATGCTAGTAATACAGTAATTACAACGTTTGAAGTTACAGAAAAGGTGGAAGAGCGTATCAAAGAGGTTGAAAAGCTGAAAAATAAGGAGAAAAACGGTTTTCTAAAGCGAAAACTAGAGGATAGATTAGCTATGTTATCTGGAAGCGTTGGTATCATTAGAGTTGGCGCTGATTCTAAGGTAGAAATGAAAGAAAAGAAAGATCGCGTTGAAGACGCTATATATGCAACTAAAGCGGCACTGAAAGAAGGCATTGTTCCCGGCGGTGGTGTAGCGTTGTTAAACGCCTCTCAAAAAATTTCGACCGACTCCGTCGGTGAAGAAATTCTCCTAAGAGCTATTCAAGCTCCTTTCCACACTATATTAGCCAATGCTGGTATTACTATCATGAAAGATACTGTTGATCACGAAGGATACGGTAAGGATGTAGTAACCGGTGAAAGAACTGATATGGTAAAAGCTGGTATCATCGATCCTGTACTTGTTACTAAGTCGGCGCTTAAAAACGCTGTTTCGGTTGTAACTACTATTATATCGGCTGATTGTGTAATTTCAAACATGAGAACATAATGAAAGCAGTAAATTATTACTTAGTAATCGAGCCGATAAAAGAAGAGCCGAAGAAAGTAGGTGGATTCATCCTCTCTGACAATATAGACGAAGAGAATAGATATTTAAAAGCAAAAGTAATATCTATAGGTCATACAGTAGAAGGAATAAAAGAAAACGATATTATCTATTACGATAGACACGCTGGACACGGAGTTCAGCATAAAGATAAATTTTACCATATTATAAAACAAATTGATGTGGTACTAATAGATTAAACCTATACCGGAATCCATAATCCACAAAACACAAACGACAAACAAATTATTTATTAATCCTTAAAAACTAAAACAATGCATGATCCATTATTGATTTTTATCGATGCTGCTGATGACGCTGCTTGTTATCCATTATCTAGATTGATAGGTATGACAGTAGCTGCTAACGCAACTATCTTGATGAAATTTGAAAGTTCTATTGGTAGTTTTGGTACAGATGGCGCTGCGGCTGATATCGTAACAGTTACTGTTACAGCAGACACAGAGTTAACAGTATTCAAAGCAATTGCAGAGGCGTTAGCTGGAGCTAAAAGAAATAATTCTTTAGGCTATGTTACTGTTGCTGATGATGTAAATTCATCTTACGTTAATAGTAACATCACTGGTATCGCAATCGCACTTGATACATAATAGATGAGATTAACTAGTCACGATATTCGTGAATTACAAATCCTTAAGTATTACAGGCTCGTTAGAAAATGGGCCTGTAAGACTTACGGGTTAAAAGATGCAGACTTAGAGTTGCTAATATATTTAGACTGTAAGAAGCGTTTTACAAGACAAGAGTTTATAGACGGAACGTATACATACTCTTGGGATAAAGAAAGATGGGAACGTCTTAGAAAACAAGGTTGGATAGAGGTTTGGAGACAAAGAAACAGAACGACTATAAAATACTCAGTATTTAAAACGTCGTTTAAATGCCAACAGCTAATTAGTAGGATATATAGAATACTATTAGCAGAAGAAGATCTACCTACTTCAAGTAGAAGTGTGTTTTACGAAAATGAATCATATACTGATAAAGTTTATAATAAAGCTATTGATGATATGATTAAAGATAAAGATAGATAATGGGATTTAAACTAGGATCAGAAAGAGGCAATCACGCTGTAGGCGGTGAGATTAGAAAAAAGATGAGATTCGGAAAAGAATCTGGTGACGCTGATGCATCTGTACCTGGAACACCTGTTATTAGAAAAGACTTAGGAGAGGGGATAATGGGTGAGGCTAATATGGATGGAAGTATTTATATTAGCGATATGATAGAACCTGGTAGTGAAATAGAAAGACAAATAATAAATCACGAAATGAGACACTCTACCGATATTAGAATAGGTAAGTTAGAGTATGGTGATGATTATGTGAAATGGGATGGTAACACTTATCCTAGACAAGAAATAAATGGATTAGATATGATATTAGTTGATGGTCAATGGCAGGAAGCTGGTACTGGATCTTTTCCTTGGGAAAAAGAAGCTAACAACGGAGTAGAGTATTAATATGTGGAGTTTATTTAAAGATAAAAACGAAATTAACGAAAAGAACGTAGTAGGTTTTTCTTCATTCGTAGTAATGTGTTTATTTGCTATTGCAGATTTAGTTACTAGTTTTATATTCGTTGATGGTACATTAGTAATAAACGAAGTTATATACAACTCATTTGTATGGGTTACATTAGGATGTTTTGGTATTAGCTCGTTTGAGAAAGTAAAATCTAAATGAGTGTATTAACTAAAATATTTTCTGGTGGCGCTGCTGATCTTGTGAAAAATGTAGGTGGAGTTTTAGATGACTTAACTACTACTAAAGAAGAGAAGTTAGAAGCTGAAAGAAAAATAAAAGAATTAATTGCTAACTACGAGGTTGAAATGGAAAAGAACATTACAGCTCGTTGGGAAGCGGATTTAAAGTCAGATTCATGGCTTAGCAAGAATGTACGTCCAATGACGTTGATATTCTTAATAGTATGCACGATGCTATTAATTTTTATTGATGCTGGTGCAATTAAATTTAACGTAAAAGATTCATATGTGGATCTTCTTCAACTAGTATTAATAACAGTAATTGGGGCTTACTTCGGAGGACGTAGCCTTGAAAAAGTAAAAAAATAAAATTATGGGAATGAATTCAACAGCAACAGCTTATAACTTTGGGCAATTTGGCTCTACGTTCCTAAGCGGTGACGGGGCAATACTAGACTTAACTGGAGCGTCAGCTAAGTACTACGTTTGTGCTATAACTATGGTAAGCGCAACTAAGTTCGGCGGCAGTGGATTAGGTATCTTAGATGCTGGTAAAAATCTTGGCATGGGTGATACGCACTTTGCTTCTAACGAAGACACGCAAACATTAGACACTGATTGGGGTGCCGCTACAAACGCTGGCGATAACGATAGTGATCTTATAGTATTAGATGGTAGTGGGACAGAGTTTCCCGCTGGTATGACTCTATACGGTATGTATGACTATGTTGAGTTACACTCTGGGGACGTTATATGTTATGTAGCCCCAAGACCAGATTATAGAACTAGAGCATAATGGCGTTAGGCAACGCAAATACATCAGCTCAAGCTAGAGGTAAAGCTAAACCTGTTATGGTCAAAAGACGTAAAGAAGTTGTTACAGCTAAAACCTACGTAGCAATAACGGGTAGTGCAAATCAAGGAGCGGTCGCCGGTAACGTAACTTGCGCTGTAGATAATTCAGACGTAAACCTAACCTATTATCACAATAATACGGGCTCAGCAGCTCCTCGAGCAAATAGCAAAGTGTACTCAAGACCTCGAGCAAACGATAGGTTTTTACTAACAGACGGTATGTACAAGATTTTATGTGGTTCAACGTACTACGCCTTAGGAATTCAAAACGGCTTGGTACGCTCGATTACCGCTTGTAAATAATAAATATTAACTAATTAAATTAAATTAAATCATGGCGAAAGTGAAAACTCCTAAGAAGGAGAAAATTGTAGACCTTAAACCTAAGGCAGAGAAAATTACTGAAGAACAATTGAAAAGAGTTCAAGGAACAGTAAACGCTATCAATAGATCGCAACTAGATCTTGGTATTTTAGAATCTAGAAAGCATCAATTATTGCATGCTATAGATACTATTCAAGATCAGCTTAAGGTTATGCAAGGTGAGTTTGAAAAAGAATACGGTACTTACGATATAAACATTCAGGACGGTACCATAAATTACGGAGAAGATGTCGAAGCTGATACGAAAAATTAGTATTGGCAAAGATTACAAAAATGACGCTATGCACTATGCTGTTGGACAGGAGGTGTATGGCGGTCATGTAATCTGCGACATACTAGAAGAAAAAGATAAGTTTTCTGTTTATATTAGAAAAGGCAAAGAGGTTTTACCTTGGAAAGACTTTAACAAGAATATGGCCGTTTCAGTAGAATATAACTTAGAATACTAATGAGAGCGCCTTTTGATTTTGTAATAGAACCAAAGGGAAATAGATATAACAATAGCAAGAAGGTAGGTGAGAAAGATCTTATTTTAAATACAGAGGTTTACAATCACCAATATATAAACCGAGAAGCTATTGTTAAATCTATACCTACTGCTTACGCTACAGAAATACAACCTGGTGATACTATTATCGTGCACCACAATATATTTCGCAGATGGCACGATATAAAAGGTAGGGAAAGAAACAGTAGGAGTTTTTTTAACGAAAACACTTACCTAGTCAAAGAAGATCAGATATTTCTATATAAAAGAGATAACGACTGGAAAGCATGTAAAGGATATTGTTTTGTTCAACCAATAAAACAAAAAACAATCCTTGGTGTAGACGCCGAAGAAGAGAACGTTGGTATTGTTAAGTATACTGATGGCGTTTTTCAAAAAGAAGAACTAGTTGGCTTTATGCCATTCTCTAAGTTTGAGTTTGTCATAGATGGACAAAGACTATATAGGGTGATGAATAAATTTATTACAATTAAATATGAATATCAAGGAGACGAAGAAGCGTATAATCCAAGCTGGGCACAAAGCAGTTGAGGAGTTGATTAAGGTAGCTAAAGAAGCTATTGTTGACAGTGATGATGATATTTCGGCAGACAGACTGAAGAATGCTGCGGCTACTAAAAAACTAGCTATATTTGATGCATTTGAAATCCTCAACCGTATACAAGAAGAAGAGAATATTTTGGAAGGAAAGACACAAGAGGAGAAAAAGGAAAGAGTATTTAAGGGTTTCGCGGAAGGCAGATCAAAATAAAAGTGTGTTTGATGTACGAACAAACATTATATAAAACTGTTGAACCAATTAAGAAGACTACTATAAGTCGTCTTAATAAATCTAAAAAATGGGAGTATGGATACAATAAAGAACATGATGTTGTGGTTATCTCAAAAACTGGACAAATTGGTGAGATACTTGAAATACAAGGCTTGCAAGTTGCGTTGCCAAAAGTGCCAAAGCAGCTGTATAAAAATGAGTTAGATAAGTGGAGAAGAATAGAATACCCAAAAGAATTATCTAGACTTAAAAACATATTTGATTGGAGAGGTTACCCAGAGGAACAGAAAGACCAATGGTATGACTATATAGACGAAGAGTTTAAAAGAAGAGACGAAGGCTTTTGGTTTAGCAACAATGGAAAACCGACATATATAACAGGTACGCATTATATGTATCTGCAGTGGAGTAAGATTGATGTTGGCGCTCCTGATTTCAGAGAGGCTAATAGATTGTTCTTTATATTTTGGGAGGCGTGCAAAGCCGATAAAAGATGTTACGGAATGTGCTATTTAAAGAATAGACGTTCTGGTTTTTCTTTTATGTCTAGTGCTGAAACAGTTAACTTAGCTACTATATCGAGTGACTCTAGATATGGAATACTATCCAAGACGGGTGCTGACGCGAAGAAGATGTTTACGGATAAAGTTGTACCAATTAGTATAAACTATCCGTTTTTCTTTAAGCCGATACAAGATGGTATGGATAGACCAAAGTCAGAACTAGCTTATAGAGTTCCGGCAAGTAAGTTTACTAGAAAAAAGATAACATCTAACGAGAAGTTAGAAGACATAAAGGGATTAGATACAACTATTGACTGGAAGAATACTGGAGACAATAGTTATGATGGTGAGAAACTAGCGTTACTAGTACACGATGAAAGTGGTAAGTGGGAAAGGCCTGATAACATCCTAAACAACTGGCGAGTAACAAAAACTTGTTTAAGATTAGGTAGTAGAATTATAGGTAAGTGTATGATGGGCTCAACATCCAACGCTTTAGATAAAGGAGGGGATAATTTTAAAAAACTATATAACGACTCGGATGTTACAAAACGAAATCGCAATGGACAAACAAAGTCTGGTTTATATTCTCTCTTTATCCCAATGGAGTGGAACTATGAGGGATTTATTGACGAATTTGGTCAACCAGTCTTTGATAGTCCCGATTATGATGTATTCGGACCAGACGGTGAACTAATAGACATCGGAATTATTGAGCACTGGGAGAATGAGGCAGAGGGATTAAAAGATGATCAAGACGGACTAAACGAATTTTATCGACAGTTCCCAAGAACTGAAGAGCACGCGTTTAGAGATGAGACAAAGAATAGTATATTTAACTTAGTTAAGATATACGAACAGATAGATTACAATGACGGTATTAGAAACAGTAATAGCGTAAACATTGGTAATTTTCAATGGGTGAATGGAGTTAAGGATACTAAGGTTATTTTTTACCCAGACCCTAAGGGAAGGTTTAAAGTTAGTTGGTTTCCACCAGCTCACTTGCAAAATAAAGTAATAACAAAGAATGGAGTTAAGTACCCAGGAAATGAACACGTTGGTGCGTTCGGCTGTGATAGTTATGATATTAGTGGTACTGTCGACGGTAAAGGATCAAAAGGATCGCTACATGGATTAACAAAGTTTTCTATGGAAGACGCACCACCAAACCACTTCTTTCTAGAGTATTTAGCTAGACCACAAACCGCAGAAATATTCTTTGAAGATATGTTAATGGCTTTAGCCTTTTATGGCATGCCGGTATTAGCAGAGAATAACAAGCCAAGACTTTTGTACTACTTAAAGCGAAGAGGGTATAGAGGTTTTAGCATGAATAGACCAGACAAGGTTTGGAATAAACTTTCTGTAGCAGAAAAAGAGGTTGGTGGTATACCAAACTCAAGTGAAGATATTAAACAAGCTCACGCTGCTGCTATTGAAATGTATATTCAAGAACACGTTGGGCACATGGGTGACGGTATTTATGGAAATATTTATTTTAATGAAACCTTAAACGATTGGGCTAGATTTGATATAACCAAGCGAACAAAGTTTGACGCCTCTATTAGTTCTGGACTAGCAATCATGGCTTGCAATAGACATTTATATAGACCCCATGCCGAAATAGTAAAACCTAAACTAAATTTAAACATTGCAAAGTATACTAATACTGGAGCAACATCAAAATTAATAAAATAAGAATATGGCAGAGTCTGTTATAAAAGGTTATTTTCCTAGTCAAGTTGTTAGTGATGCTGAAAAGCTAAGTTATGATTATGGATTAAAAGTTGCTAAAGCTATAGAAACTGAATGGTTTCATCAAGATAGAGGTGCTGATAGATATAACACTTATCAAAATAATTTCCACACTTTAAGATTATATGCTCGAGGAGAGCAATCAATACAAAAATATAAAGATGAATTATCTATAAATGGTGATTTGTCTTATCTAAATTTAGATTGGACACCTGTTCCAATTATTCCAAAGTTTGTTGATATTGTAGTAAATGGCATCGCTGAAAGAGCTTACGATGTTAAAGCTTATTCTCAAGACCCATATGGAGTAGCTAAAAGAACAGCTTACATGGAGAGTATTCTTGGTGATATGGCTACAAAAGAATACAATGATTTTGCCGCTCAAAACTTTGGTATTAACTTATATGAAAACGATCCACAGACCCTACCTGAGACTCAAGAAGAGTTAGAGCTTCACATGCAGCTTACATATAAGCAAGCTGTTGAAATAGCGGAAGAGCAAGCGATAAACGTTTTATTTGAAGGTAATAACTACGATCTTATAAAAAGAAGATTTTATTATGATTTAACTGTTCTTGGTATTGGCGCTGTTAAAACTAACTTCAACACCTCTGAGGGTGTAACCATTGACTATGTTGACCCAGCTGATTTAGTATACTCTTACACAGAGTCCCCGTACTTTGATGATATATATTACGTTGGTGAGGTTAAAACTATACCAATTAACGAATTAGCAAAGCAGTTTCCACATTTAGAGCACGAAGATCTAGAAGAGATAGCTGCTTCTAATAAAAACTATACTGGAAATCTACATCACGGTAGCCAAAGAGATAGAGAGTTAGATAAGAATAAAGTTCAGATACTTTACTTTAACTACAAAACTTATATGAACGAAGTTTATAAAGTTAAAGAAATGGGGACGGGCGCTATGAAGGCTATTGAAAAAGATGATACTTTTAGCCCTCCAGCTAATGCAGAAGGTAATTATTCTAAACTACAAAGATCTATAGAGTGCTTATATGAAGGAGCTATGATACTTGGTACAGACAGACTTCTTAAGTGGGAGATGGCCGAGAACATGATGCGTCCAAAGAGTGATTTCACTAAAGTGAAAATGAACTACTCTATTGTAGCACCAAGAATGTATAAGGGTAAAATAGAATCTTTAGTAAAGCGTATAACTGGTTTTGCTGATATGATTCAATTAACTCACTTGAAACTACAACAAGTGATGTCTAGAATGGTTCCTGATGGTGTTTATTTAGATGCCGATGGTTTAGCTGAG